CATTACCTGATAACCTTACTGTTGGTGGAGGTTTATGGCTCGAAGGCACAAATATAATAGAAAGCGAATGGCAAAAAGTTAAAAAACCTACAGTCCAGTTTATGCTTAATTTTAAATCATCAATAGAAGCGAAATTAAGTTGGCAAAATGGCAAATACAGAAAGATTGATGGTATTTTCTGTGAAGTTGTTAAAACTATTAAAAACATTTTAAAAGTGAAAATTGGCTTAAAATTTGCTTTTATTTTCACCAAAGACAATGTCTCTGCCCATGGCAAAACCATTAAACAGGCTTATAGAGATTGGTTATTCAAAACCTCAGATAGAGATGTCTTAAAATATGAAAACCTAAAATTCGATGAGATTCACGAGCTTAATTTTTGGGTTATAGCTTATAGAACAATCACTGGCGCTTGCAGTTTTGGTACTGAAAATTATCTTGAAAATAATCAGGAAAAATATAAGGATAACATGACCCTTGCTGAAGTTTTAGAAGCTACCAAAGGGCAATACGGACACAATACATTCAAAGAATTTTTTAACAAGGAAAGATAAAATGAATGAATATGATAAATATTTAACCAATATCGACAAAATTTATAATCATTATGGTTATGACCCCCAGCTTAACAAGCTTGTTGAAGAAATCGGCGAGCTTTTAATTGCAATAAGCAAAAAAGATGAAGTGAATATGTGGGAGGAAATGGCGGACGTTGAAGTGCTTATTGACCAATTCAAGAGAAATGGAATAGGCAAGTTTAATTTTGATGAGCTTAAATTTCAAAAAGCGCAACGTCAGGTTGATAGAATTGAGGCAGAAAATGACTAAAGAAAAAACATTATCACAACAGATATGTGAATTGTGCGGAATTAAACCTAAAAAAGTAGAAAAACAGTGTCATGAATGTGGTTTGATAATGGAAGAATGTGGTTGTTTTGACTGTTATAAAGAGGTTTACCCCGACTTTGAAAACCCTGAAAATTTTGTGAAGCTGTTGGAGTTGGAATTTCAATATTCATCTTTTCGTATGGATACGTTTAGCTATCCTAAAAGAAATGGTTTTGTTCAGGATACATTAGAAAATATCTTAGGTGAGCTTATTAACTTTAAATCAAATGAAAAAGATTTTATAAAAGCCATCCGCAACTATGACGGCTGGGTATGGGGGTAGGGATGAAACTAGAAGCATTTGATTTGTTTTCTGGTGGTGGTGGGTTCCGACAGGGGGCAGAAAAAGCAGGTATAAGAATAGTTGCTCATTGTGAGATTGATAAATGGGCAGAGAAATTTTATAGACAAGCATTTAATACAACAGAGGAGTTATATTTCAATGATGCAACAAAAATTAATACTGGAAAGTTACCCGACTTCAACATTTTGTTTGCAGGATTTCCTTGCCAAGCTTTCTCAATTGCAGGCAAACGGCAAGGATTTAAAGACACCAGAGGCACTTTGTTTTTTGACGTTGCAAGGATTTTATCAGACAAAAGACCCCGATATTTTATACTCGAAAACGTTAAAGGCTTACTTAATCATGAAAATGGAAAAACTTTCCAAACAATACTTAAAATTCTCTCCGACATTGGGATTTATAGTATCGAATGGGGTGTACTTAATTCTAAATACTTCTCAGTTCCACAAAACAGAGAACGTGTCTTCATTATCGGCTATCCTCGAAAATTCGGTATCGGAAAAATATTTCCTATCAGACAAACAAGCCAACTTTATAATAAAACCGGAGAGAATCAAAAAGAAGTATACAACATTACTTCAACCTTGAAAGCCAGAGATTATGCAAACTGGAGCGGTAATTTTATTAAATGTATAACAAACATCAATCCTAGCAATAGGGGGGCAAAACGGTAATGTTTATAGTACCGCTGGCATTTCTCCTGCTGTTACTACAAATAAAGACAAAGGCTTTAAAATATATCAGCTTCCAAGAGGCAACAATAAAGGCGGAATTAAAAAAGAGTGTCCTACAATAACAAAAAACCAATGGGAATATAACAACCTTTTAATTGATGTTTATAACGCGAAAATTTCAACTGAAGGATTTTGCGGTACAGTTGGTTCTATTCGCCGTTTAACCCCGCTTGAATGTTTCAGATTGCAAGGTTTTTCCGATGAGGTGGTTAAAAAAGGCAGAGAAGGAATTTCAGATGCCCAGCTTTATAAAATAGCGGGCAACTCTGTTACGGTGAATGTTGTATATGAATTGATAAGAAAAATAGTAGAGCTTGCAAAGGAGCAACAATGAACCCGATTGAAGAAATGATGGAAAGGCTTGGAGTAAAGAAAAAGACAATGTGCGAGTGGACTTGCAAAGACTCTGAATTTTGTAATGCAAGTTGCGAACACTATGAAACTAAGCAAGATGTTTACCCTCCCTTCACCCCCGAAAAGCAGCTGGAAATTATAAAGTTAATAGGTTGTTATATTACCAAAAATTATATTCGTTGGGGCGAAGGTGCCACATATTCTGGTTATTTTGACCCTGCTACTAAGACATATCGACAACAAACAGATTGGGCGAAATCCTATTATTATGAGGACCAAAAATCATTTGAATGCGCACTTGCGCAATTAACCACAGAATTAGTTCAAGCGCAAAGAGTGAATATACAACAGATTAAGGAGATATTGGAAGGATGATGGAAATATTTATTGTATCTTGCAAGTTGTGTTTTGCAATTATATGCGCTGCATCTATTCTATTTATAGCAGGGATTTGGATAGTTTTGCTGATTGAAGTAATACCTAATAAATGGCAAAAATACATAGAAAGTAGACAGAAAGCGAGGAAATCTAATGCCCACACAAACTGAACTTGAATTTTATAAGGCGTTTGGGATTGAACCCGACCACTACGAAACTTGCCATTTAGAATGCAAGCCTGATGCAACACTTGAAGATTTTAAAAATAGTGGATGCGATAAAAAAGACACCTGTCCACATAACAAGATTGAGAACTATTACTCCGAAATCACCGATAGGCGATTATTAGAATTAATATGTATCAACAACGAATATTCTGGATGGTGGGAGGACCTAATTGTTCCTATTAAAATTGAAACCATTAAAGATAAAGCATTAAAAAAACTAACTGAGCGTTGTGGTTGTACTGAGATTTACCACGCAGTTCGCAGAATTATGGGGGTGGAAGATGCCAGATAAAATAATTATTGATGGGGTTGACGTTGCAGGATGTAAAGCATATTTTTATGACTCCTTGCAACATGTAAACCGCTGCGTAGATAGTCATAGCGAAATTAAGTGCGAATGTGCATTTTATCCAAACTGCTACTACAAACAACTCCAACGCAAAGAACAGCAATTAAAAACATCAAAAGAAGCATACGAACTATGTCTTGTAAACAAAGAAAATAGGCATAAAAAAGAAGTCAACCGCTATAAACAAGCGCTTGATAGAATTAAGAAAACTGCCACAGATTTAAGAACCCGCAGAGATTATCATAGCCCTGATGAAGTCAATGCGGATATAGATAAGATTCTAACTATAACCAACGAGGTGAAAGATGAATAAATACATAGTCAAAAACTGCCCTGCTGGGCAAATTGTGACCTCTGCTATTAATCCAAATATGGCAGGGGTTTATTGTAAAAAAGAACATGGACCCTGTCAAGATTTTAAGGATTGTGTTTTAAAAAAGATTTTTAAAGAATGCAAAGAAGATTGGAAAGACCCAACAGTTGATAATTTTCAATTAGTAATTTTAAAACTTTTAGAACCAGAGGAGGTTTAAAAAGATGAGTGATTCAATAGTTTTTCCAATATGCGCCACCATAATAATTTGTGTATTTATATATTGTACAACCAAAGATTAAGCAATATCAGGAGGAGAGATAAAAGGATGGAAACAGAACTAAGTAAACGCGAGCAACAAATATATGAGTTTTTTGCCTATGGCGGAAATACAACAAAAGAAGCTGCTAAATATTTTTGTGTTTCGCTGTACACAATAAAACAGCATCTGCAGCATATTTATCAAAAACTACATATAAGTTCAAAGGTTGAGCTTGTACGACATTATTTTTTGAATAATAAATAAGCTTGCCCGCTGTCGTGGCGTATGCCTGTTTGAACAGTGGCTATGTGTAGCACGTGTAACCATAGCAGGTTTTAAGAGGTTTCCTGGCACAAAATCTCTTTTTATAATTTTAAAGCACTCCACCGGATGTATTCCTTCAGTGTGGTAGTTTGGTTAGCAATGCTGGCTTGCCCCGACACGTTTTAAGGGTTCGTGGCTCAAATACCCTTTTTTATTTGCTTAATCACTTTACAAAACTTCATGACGAAACATGAAAAAGGAGAAATAAAATGCAGAATAAATTATTATCCATAAAAGAAACTGCGGATTTTTTAAAAACAAAAGAAAGTACAGTCAGAACCTGGATACGCCGAGGGCAAATACCATCTGAACTTGTTTTCAGATGCGGTAATGCGGTGCGTATTCGGTGTGAGCGTTTAGAGAAATGGGTTAATGGCGATGAGTGTCTACAAGGCTAAAAACGGCAAATGGTATTGCCAGTTTATGGTAAAAGGCGAAAGAGTACATAAACTTTTAGATGGCGCAAAAAATCAAAAAGAAGCAAAAGAGCTTGAGGATGCTGAGCGCTTTAAATTAAGACAAATTCAAAATGGACTTATCGATAAAAACAAAGATAAAGTATCATTTAATTCAATTTGCGAATTGTTTTTGAAATATTCTGAAACTAACAAAAAAGATTACAAAAATGATGTTGCAAAAGTTAAAGTTCTAAAAAAATATTTTGGTGCAGAAACTGATTCAAGCAAAATCCAGGCTGAGAAAATTGAAGATTTTAAAAAATACATGCTTAATCAAAAATACAAAAATGCTTATATAAATCGATATTTAGCCTGTCTTAAAACCATTTTTAACATAGGAATAAAAAATAATAGAATAAGCGTAAATCCAATGAAAAGTGTTTCTATGCTAATCGAAAATAATTATAAAATCCGATATTTGACAGCAGATGAAGAAATACGATTGTTTTTAGAACTCCCGGAATATTTAAAACCTATAGTTACTATGGCTTTACAAACAGGGTTAAGAAAAGGCAATATTTTAAATCTCAAATGGGAGCAAATTGATTTAGAGTTTGGATTTATCGAGGTTTTAAAACAAGAAAACAAAGGTAAAAAGATTATAAAACTTCCAATCTCCGGTAAGCTGAAAGAAAGTTTGAAAAACTTACCAAAACAGGGAGAATATGTTTTCATTAATCCAGATACAGGCAGCCCTTATGTCGATATAAGAGAAAGTTTTAATAATGCTTGCAAAAAAGCAGGAATTAAAAATTTTAGGTTCCATGATTTAAGACATACAGTCGCTACAAGGCTTGTTGAAAAAGGAATTGATTTAAGAGTTGTTCAGGAGATAATGGCTCATAGCTCAATTGTTACAACGCAAAGATATATGCACCCCACACCAAAGCGAAAACTTGAAGCAATTCAAATTCTTAATTCATATAGCTAGTATTTTGTTCAAATTAAAAATTACCCACAATTTACCCATGAAAAAAGGGTTCATTTTCTGAACCCTCTAAACTTGCTCCAGACCAGACTTGAACTGGTACGAGGTTTGACCCTCATTGGATTTTAAGTCCAATATATTGACTTAAAAAATATTGGAAAAACAAATAAAATCAAGAGTTTTAACAATTTGAATAAAATACTAATTATATGAATGGTTATATTAATTACCCATATTTTACCCACAGATTTTAACATAAAAATTCTGAGAATTTTCTGAGAATAATTTTAAAGGAGGAAAAATGATATTACGAGTAATATTAATTCTTTTGTTTATTTGGTATTTGGTAAATTTGGAATTAGGAAAAGCTGTTATGGCTTATGTTTTAATAACTTTAACACAAAACCCCGTCTAAAAAGACGGGGTTAAAAACAAAAAAGCGACAGCACCACCGAAGCAATGAGTCGCTTAATAACCTTATTATATACTACCATTAAAACGTCTTAAACCTTCAAAAACAATTCCTTTTCCGCTTCCCTACGGTTTACAAGCCCAGGCAAAACTTTTTTTCCTGCGTAAATCCATCGGTCGAATTGCGCGGCAGCTTCCTTGTATTTCCCTTGGTTTAAAAGCTTTAGCAAGGTTGAATTTTGAAAAGCTCCGTAGCCCACATTATATTCAAAGCTTACAAGTGCATCAAACTGGTTTTGATTTAAATGTACCTTAACAAGTTTTGAAACATTGTTGCAATGAATAATTAAATCCTGCTTTAAAAGCGTTTCAGCTTCTTCTTGTGTGATAACATCATCTACAAATACTTTATTTGTATGTCCGTACCCTATTGTCCAAACACCTGCAGGGCACTTGTAAGCTTTAAGAGAGCATCCTTCAAATTTTTTAATTAAATTGATTCCGTTTTTTGATATTTCCATTATCTGCTCCTAATTTCCTTTAAAATTAAGTTATATTTGTTGTCTAAATTTTGCAAAATAGTTTTATCCTGATTATCTGAATATTCTTTAAGCTTTACGTGCATCTCAGCCATTTCAAGCTTTAAATTCGCAAGGTCTAATTTAGTTGCAAAATAGTTAGATTGTATCATCATCCCAAATGCCATAATGGCACTTATGGTTGCTATAAAAACAACCATTTCTTTGTTAAAAAATCTATCCATTACTCTTTATTCCAATCCTCATCGTAAATTTTATTCAAATCAATCTTTTTCTTGCCTGTTAAAAACCAATTAATATTAAATGCTACACCGACTCTGTAACCATATTGTATATATTTAGGAGTGACAGGACAGTCTGCACTTTTTAGCATTCTATAAAATAAATTATTTATAACGTGTCCAGAAACATCTATAACTTTTAGATATTTAGCTGGTATATTTTCACATATCCATCTGCCTTTAGATTGTCGTAAATATCCTTTAAATCTAAGCTGCGCTATGCTTAATTTAACTTGCACAATTTGATGATATTTGCAGCCTATATCATGTCCATGGCTACATCTAATATCCCAATTGTTAGATTTAATCCAAGTATAATTATCAGTTTGAAAATTTCTCCAAGCAAGATATATTGAACCGTCATCATCCAGATAAAGCTCGTTATCTGTGAGTTTATACATACCTTTTTTAGGCAGCTGGTCTGTGCGCGCCGGTGCTGTTAAAAATATTCCCATTTTCACAATCCTTTTTAATTATTTACAATTTATAAGCTGTATTTAGCTTGTATTAAGGGTTTAATTTTCATTTTCCGTATCCTCTGTAACAAGCTCCTTTGGTTCTTCCTTCAAGGGCTCTTCCCCGTTCGCTATTTTAAACATATTGTCAATCTGTTCAGGTGTGATGCCTAATTCTGCCCCCATAATATCAAGCAACGGGTTATCACGTTTTAAGTTTTCACATAAATCCCATTCAGCCTGGGCATCTTCATTGGTTGCAATTAAATCTTTAAGTTGTTGATAAGATATTCCAAGTTCTTTTAATTGCAGCCATAATACACGCTTTGTCATTGTAAGGTTATTGAGGCGTTCGCGCTCTTTTTGTGCTTGTTCTTGCTCATAATCAGGGTTAATAATAACTTCACCATCTTGCATAATCTCATTAGGCTCAAGAGCATAAAGTGCAGTGCCTGTTTCTTCAATTCTTAAACCCTGATTGTGATTATAATCAACAATAAAATCATTTTTTTGTTTTTTTGTAAAAGGTTTATTTAACTTATAACTCATTAATATACTCTCCTTCCGCTAAATACCCTTTCGCAGTCCAAGTAAAAGGGTAAGGATAAAATGTATTTTCGTTAGCTGCTACAACTCCAAACTTATCTATACTGTATTTTCCTGTTAAACGAGCAGTCAGTGCTTTACCATTACTTTCACCCTGGACTACTAACTGAACGTTATAGCTTGTATCTGCAAATTTTTTCAATAGCACAACGGTATCCGTAGCACTATAATTTGTAGAAGCTATGCCTCTTCCCCACTGTACGCCATAACTATTGGACCAGATTATATATCCAGATGTACCGTTTACGTAGGTTTTTATTATATGGGGCTGACTTTGTATATTTGCAATTTGTTCCTGTATTCTTCCGGCATTAATCAAATTTGGATTTTGCACGGTTTCGCCAACATAGATGTAGAGTTTTAATTCTGAAGAATCTGTAACAGCTCCAGATTTTACAGGGTCTGTAGAAAGCCCAATCAGCCTATTGGGAACCCCTTGATTAGAAGTAGCCAATTGCGGTAAAATTCCAACTGCTGGGTTCAATTCAGACTGAGCTATTGTATTCGTATTTGTACAATATAGTCCAAATTCATTCAAACTATCAGAGGTATAAATCAGTGGGTGTTTATTCCCCACAACTGCACTTCCACTTGCCAATTTAGATTTTAAGATGGTTCTAAATGTCTCATTATCTTGGTTTACTACAAAATCATAATCGGTTATATCGGAATCGGTGCTATTTTTAACACTCCATCCCCTTTTTACATATGTCCAGCCATCAATTGTAACCGATTGCCCTACCTCTATTTCTGGATTCAGCTCAATCAATAAAGCGTTATATACAGATGGATAAAGTCCTTTTGGATAGTAGCCTTCACTGGTGAGTAGCCATGAGGAATTATATGGAGCTTTTTCAAAGTATTTGGGTTCCAGCAATACAAATGGGTTATTGAGTTCATATTTATTTACAATGTTAACCTCTTCTTCTGCCCCAGTAGCAATAACGATAAAATATGGGTATTGTATAGCTTCTTCTTGAATATTATCAAAATTATCTCTGTAAAGAGAGCTTACAGTGGATGGATTAAAATAGGTGATATTTTGCCCTTCTATGTTGTTATCTACATTTGAAGGTCCCGCAAAAGTATTATTATTAGAAGAAAATGGACCTGTACAGCTTGTAGCATTATTGGCAGTATAACCATTAAACTGTCCAGGGGTATTCGGTATGCCAGCATCAACGATATCCCCAATATTCGCTAAAGTTAAACACCCTTGCACTTTAGTTACACGTGGCAGTTGAATATATCCCTCATCTTCGTTGATAAAAATTTTACCGCATTGCCCTTCAATGCTTCTTGCACTAATAGCATCCCAGGCTTCTTGAGATGGGGCAGCAAGTGAAGGATAAAGTAATGCCGCTTGTTTTAATTTATTGAGGATACCTTTCGTATTGGCATTTATGGGAAGCTTTGACCCATTCAAATTTCTTTTCAAACCTTTTGTTTCATCTACAGGTACTATGGATTGACCGATAAAACCGATTGGAAGACCAGAGCCAGAGCCGCCTGCACTCCATACTTCCCAATTCGTTGTATCTTCTGTTGGCTTATTTCCGACATTTTCATCTGTCAGGGATTTGTAAACAGTCCCATCAACCTGACAAAAAGAGTTGGTATAGTAGGTAGTTTCAGAATCCCATTCGGGAAGACCTTGCTGAAAAAGGTATGCAAGCTGCTGGGATATATTCTTTAATACCCCATTTGTTTCCTGTAATGTTGGGTAATTTCTGTTTGATATAACAGCACCCCTCCAACCTTCCTCGTAAGCAGGAAGTGCTTGAATTTGTGCAATATCTGAAGTCAAAACTTTAGAACCAGTTAATGCAGAACCAAATTGCCCAATATCATCTTCTGCTGCATTTGAAGCAAAAATTTTTGCCAGTATTCTTGGTAGCTTAGGCATCTTCTATAATCTCCTGTAATTGAATATTTACTGTAGGCGGGCAGGGCAAAACATTTTTAGCCTTTGCCACCTCCATAATCACGTTTAATTCAGACGGATAATAATAAATTAAATTCCGATTATCTAAATCCCAAACCGTATAAACTTGACCGTTAAAATAATCCCAAATTGTATCATCAATGGCTTTACAGGTATGAGATATATTGTTTTTAATAATCTTTAGTCCAACCATTGTGCGAAATTGTTCAACATCTAAACGGTTTTGAGTAGGTTTAATTTCTTCATAATCAAGAAAACCGCCTTCAAGCGTTTCAAAATTATCAAATGTTGAAAAACCTCCCTGCAAATTATCAGGTTCAGAGTTCCACTCAATAAGTGAAAACCAGGGATGAAAATCAAATAATTGACCTTCATAAAATTCATTCACCCCAACCCATTTACCTATTATTCGAAGCTGGGCAAGTGCTGCTGTTTTCCAATCGAACCCATCCCGAATTTGCAAAAATATCATATTTACATAAAGCAAACTGATAAAAAGCTTAATTGTAGCAACAGCCTTGTGTTTTCTGTTATATTGAACTATAAGAAGATTTGCATAGTAATCTTCCAAATTTTTTAAAATTTCTAAATAATTCATTAGTTACCGCTTGTCGTATTGCCTGTGGCAGTAATAGCAATTCTTGTAGGGTCAACAACAAATTTATTTTGCATTGAAGCACTTGGGATATAATCAGTATAGGTTGTGCCATCTGTTGAAACTTCAACATTCAGTGCATAACCTCCACCCCCGTTGCTTAAAATTGCTTGGCTTGCAGTTTCTGTAATTTTTGAGGTCTCAGCTGCTTCATCCAAAGAATATGAAAGATTCTGTGCTAAATCTGCCTTAATACTGTCAAAATCAACGGCAGACAAATCCACTGTTGCCCAAAAATCAAATTTAATATATAAAGGTACAGGATTTGCACGGTCAAATTTAGTTTTAAAAATCTGCCCTGATACAGAAGGAACATCAACTTCAACTTCGCCACGTGTCGGGAGACCGCAAGAATACTCATAGATTAAAGAAGCGATGTCTGAATTTGCGCCACCCTCAATTACAATCCAAACAGTCCAAGGCGCTGTGCCCGTTTCATCGGTTTCGCTCGTTTGGTTTACCCATGTGCGTGCATCTGAAACTCCATCTAAATCTAATAATTCACCCAAAAGTGCATCAAGGTTATTTTGTCCTCTTTTGGCTGTTGAGCGCTCACGCCTGATTCTAAAACTGATATCACTTTCTTGAGAATTGCCAAGAGTGGTTGGAGCAACGGAATTTATAACAGAAACAACCCCAAGCACTTTTGTTACTTGATTTATAATTGTTCCGATTGTAGGCTGAATAAGCCCATAATTTTGGTATCTAAAAGGCAAAGAATGCGTGCCTGCTTCAAGCTCAATACTATCAATTAAATACCACAAATTGCCTGCATCATCGGAAACTGTATAAGCAGCGGCATCTGCATTATTATAATTGCTGTCCAATCCTTCAAGATTGACAGTTTTATCCACAGTCACATCAATATTTTGTATGGTAAATGTGCCGCCGTTTCTTGTTAAATAATTCAAGGCATAGCGGCTGTCTTGGACCGCTCCATCGCATTTATCGGGGTCAAAAGAATTATATACTCCTTGCGCCAGCTCTCTGACATCAGCACCGCCTTGAGCGTAAATATTAGTAGCCTGCCCATCGGGGGTTTCTGAATCAAAATTAATTTCATCCCCATCTTGTGCATAAATAGCATTTAAATCTGCTTGTATATCACTAACAAGGGTATTGTAGTCTTTAACAATAAGTCCTTCAGCCGTTATTCCTTCTGTCATTTTTCTACCTTTTAAATATTAAATTCAAAATTAACGGGTAATAAGTCGCTTGAATACGGAGTATAGATACTAAATTGAGCACGATAACGCCTGCCTGTCACACTACTTTTAAAATTAAAAATATTTAAAACTCCGTTTGTACCTAAAGCAGTATTTTTGATATCTCTATCAAGAAGCTCTTTTTGATTATGTGAACCAAGCCTAATATTCCAAGGAATACCCTTATTAAGTGCAAAAAAGCAATCCTGATACCATTCTTTGAGCCGCATTTTTAAATCAAGCACAACCGCATAGGTCTTTTTTGCATAATTTGAATCAGACTGTCCAAAAGTCCAATCTCCGTTTTTATCAAGATTTCTAACCCGCATTAATAAATTTCCGTTACAATACCTTTTTCAACTTTTGCCAGAGTTTTTCCCTGACTGTCAACAATATTCCCATCCGCTCCGTTCATAGCTTGAAAATTGGCTGCTTGAACCGTGGGGGAGGTGATATTTATATGGTCTTCCGATAAGGCAATATTAGATTGACCATAAAACAAATTAAAACAATCTGCCAAAATACTTATCATCTTTGGCAAAGACCTTATGCCGACAATCGCAATTGCATCTGTTATATCGTGCATTCTGGGATATGCAAGAGGATTTGAATTACCATTTATAAACCAGCTTTCAACTTCCCTATCGTTAAAAAGCAAGACACATTCATCTCCAGGGTTAATAGGAAATGTCCCAAAAGGCGTACAGTAACAAACCTTGGCATAAATTGGCGTATAATCTCTGGTCGCTTGTGAACCATCAGAATTTAAGCCAATAGTTTTTTTATTTGCAATTAAGACTTGAACTGTTAAATTTTCAGGATGAAATTCCTGAATAATGCCAATTTTTACACAATTCAATTCAGCTACAGTTTTTTCTCCGCCGCTTTCAATAGCTTGTGTTAAATCGGGCTTTGTTGCCAATTGTAAGAATTTTGGAGTTATTTGCATAGAAAATTACCAGTCATTGGCGTATACACCCCTTGCAATAGTAGTATCACAATGAATAAAATTACTGGACCAATACGCTTTTTTTCTACCACGCCAATATTTATTAAAAGCAGACCATACTGCACCTAGGGTTTTATTGGTTGGGGTAAAATCAATTGCATTACCATAAATATGCTCAGAATTTGGGTCAGCGCCTCTTAGTGTGGAATTGTATTTTCTTGACCTCCACCCGCTGGTTGGAGTTATTCTCATTCCGGGGAAATAAGAATCAATAAATATTTGAAGACGTTGAGCTACTTGATACAAATTTGAAAGAACCTGCAAGGAGGGTTTTTCATAAGATAAAGAAGGATTTTTTACCACTTCATCCCAATAAATATTATTTGTTATTTTGGTATGAGGTGCTCGTCCTGTTCTTTGTATGTACTGGTAAACTTCCCTTACAGCAGAGGGTTGGTCAATTAATACGGGCGATATCTTGTTACCTTTAACCTTGTTAAAGCCGCCTTGGGTTTGGTTATTGGTCAAATTAATATCAGCACCCGGAAGCAGAGGACCTATCCACAAATTAGCGATTGTTATTCTATTTCCAGCTTGGGTTTCTGATATCAGACAGCTATGGGTAAAACCTATTACCTTATATTGCCCGTTAAAATTAGGACTTACTGCTGATTTTATTTTTAAAAGCTGTGCTATAATTAACGAAGGCTCAAAAATCATTTGAACATCAAGGTTTGCACCCCGGCGCATGGGTGTTCCCAAAAGCCCGTTTTTATCCGTTATAACAGGTACGGGGACATCAATAACCTCGTTATCCATAACGGTATTTAAAACCCCGTTATCAACAAATGTATGCCCGCCCGTTAGTTTATTTATTTCATTGAACGCATTACCGTCAAAACTGGTGGGTGTTAAAAATTGCCCTTCCAGCGCCCCTGTATTTCCTATAACAACATTCGGCATATTGTTTGCCATAGTCTGATAAGCATCTTTAAATAGTGTTCCTGCAGCAAAAGTTTGTGACGTTTGGCAATCAAAAATATCATAAGGAATGACCTGAATATCCGTTATAATATCCACAGGTCCTGATTTATACGAATAAGCCTGTTGAATACGCCCTTCAAATATTTTGGACATATTGTCAACCCCGCCATATCCTGCTTCTAAGCGTACAAATTTCCATTTTGAACGGTCAAGGCTATCTATATATAAATCTTGATAAATTTCGTTTCTGGTGGATAAATCAAGATTGAATAATTGAATATTTCCCCTTGTGGCATTAGACATCAAACCACGCTGTACGTTAAATTTGCAGGTTATAGGGTATCTGATTTCAATTGTTTTTTCTTGAGTAAAAACCGTTACTCTATAATGGGGGTCTTTTTTAATCATGAATTAAAAACTTCTTGCTCAACGCTTTGTATATCCTCTGAGTTTAGAATGTACATTTTTATCCTGCCGGATGAAAAATCATCTTGTGCAAATGGTTCCACTTGCCCATCGGAATCAAAAGCAATTCCAAAAGGAATAATCCGCCTAAATTGCCTTAAGGCGTTAGGATGCAAGGTCACTTTTGAACCGTTTACCGTTAAATCTTTATATGAAAAATCATAAAACCAGGATTGCTCACGCATGGAATAATAAAGTTTGAAATCAACAGTGTCGTTGTTTTCCAGAACAAGCTGCATTTGTTGAATGGGGTTTGATGATATAGTTGTTATTTGTTGCATGACGAATAATTCCTGTATAATATCTTGTGAGAAAAACTCACAAGGGTAGTACATACCCTATCCTTCCACACACGTTTTACTAAGGAAATCGTGGAAAGGAGGGCATAAAACTATGATTTTAGACAAAATAATAATGCTACTAATTGTAGCAACGCTATTCATAGTAGCATTAAGTCTCAAATTATAGGGTACTAAGCGAAGCCTCAGAGAAGTCCAATTTCTTTGGGGCTTCCCCCTATATTTTTATTATATCCTATTTGTTGTATAATGCAACAAAAGGAGCTACCATGAAAAAACTTTTGGTTATATTTTTAATGTTTTTAGCGTTACCTTGCTTTGCGGGGAATTTATTGCAGCAAGAGGATGAGGTTAGATTTGCAAGGGAGATGGCGAAAGAACCCGCACTGAATTATTCAAAAGAATTTTTGATAAGAGAAGATTACAACGGATATATGAACGGTAAAAATGCCTTATATGGTTATGTCGTAAATGGTATTGAAGATGCTCATAAATTCAAAAATCCAACCTTAAACCAACGATATTTAAAATTAATTAAAAACAAAATTGATAATGTTTTAGCATCATCAGGCAATATAAATTACAATTTAACACGTATCGATATTGATGACACAGATTATGAAAAATTATCCGATGATACAAAAAGAACAATCTGTGTTTTTAACATTACCATTGCATTAAACTAAGGTCTGCGGACACCTCCGCCAGATGGTGCACCCCATTTCACTGCTATATTTCCTATTATTGTATCGCCATCCACTGGCACACCCTGTACAAGCCCGTGATTTTCTACCTGCGCCCTTGCTACAGCATTATATTTTGACAACACTTTTTTATCTGCCTTTGTTGTTTCTGTGCTGCTAAAATTAAGCTGTTTTAAAGTTATGCTGATATCTGTCACATGCTTAACATTGCCTTGTTTTAGGGGGCAGCTCATAATATACATATTATCAAAAGTTTTGTAAGGGGTTTTAACCCTTAAAGCAATGTTATTCTGCCAAATATTTACAAGCTTTCTAAAGATTTCTTCAAGTCTTGTTTCTGTGACTTCTGCCACCTCGGTTGATGTTTCCATTATCTTTTTATAGCGGTCAATTGCATCTGCCGTGGCTGCATAGGCTTCTCTTGCAAGCTGCGTATAATTATCAACGGGCGGATAAAGAGCAGGAAGCGGCCCGAGCTTTTCGCTAATTTTATTTGCAAGCGATGTATTGTTTTTAATGAAATTGTTTTCATTATTGATTAAATCTTGAATATTAATCGGGGGTTTATATACAAGCTCCCCTGATAAACCGCTTAAAGTAATGATTATCGGATTGTGTGCAATGTGGTCATGAACGGCATTGCCACTTTCAAGATAATTATCCGTAATGTTGCTTTGCAAAGTAACAGAATGTTCCGTAATAACATCAAAATAAATCTCGAGGTTATCATCGGGTTTATTCGCATCAGCTTCCTGCTTAGATGCACTGATGCTGCCTTTTTGAGCTTCTTCAACCATAAAAAGAACCTTTCTATATAAATATGTAAAAATTCAGCCATAAATATTGATTTTAATAATAGCAGAGGGGGTGAAAAGTGAGATATAATTACTTTTTTATGAACAAGCGGGAGATATTAAACATTGATGTATTTTTCAATCAATGCGCCAGCAAATAGTGTAAACATTGTACTTAGAGCAAATTCTATTTTTTGTTGTGGTTCCTTTAAATTAAAATCTGTATTCCCATTCACTATACTACATATAAACCAAGCTAAAGCTAACCCTGGAACCACCCAAATAACAAGAAATTTAATTACATCTTGTTTAAAATCTTTAAAATCTTCTTTTCTTCTATGGTCATTTTTTTGTTTTTCACGATTTAACTCTACCAAAAAATCTTTTTGATTCAGGGTCTTACCATCCTTTGGTATTCCAGAAGTTATAGAATTTTGCATTATAAAAAGAATAAACCTCCAGTTTTTTGCGCCCTGATTGTAGCAGCCTGAATTGATACGCCAAAATGGGCTGCCACTTCTTCTATAGAATTGGCATTATTACATACTTTTAAAAACTCATCTTGTGGCATTAAAACGTCTGCGGCAAAACTATTAGCTTCCGTTTCATATTTATCATAATGTTCTTCACATCTTGTTAATGCAGGAACAACAGAGTTATCGTCTTTGCTCTTAATATAAGAGACCATTTCTGAACATTCATCAAGGAACTTTTTATGCTTTATATAATGCCCAAGTTCATGTGCAATAGTAAAAGACTTTCTCCCAATTGTATGAAAAGCATTTACAAGAATAGTATATTTTTCATCTTTTTTATAAATTAAACCACTTACGTTTGCAGGGAACTGTTCAGTTTCTTGTACTTCAATTCCCATTTTATTACATATTTCTACAATATTTCTGGGAAACTTATTACCCAATTCTTGTAGAATTGTTTTAAGTTTCTCTTCCATTTTTTAATCCTCCTAGGATTATTAATTATAACACGCAACAAAATAGTTCTCAAGAGAGTAAAATTACTCAATTAAGGATTTCAACTCTTTTACTACTCTAATATTACATGCCTATTCTATATCAAAATTATTCGCAGAGCAATTTTTTTACTTTTTCTCATCTGCACGGATTACACCATCGCAAAATAGGCGTTAGCAGCAAGCAATTCATTTTGAATATCCGTTGCGGGTTGCTGCGTGTTAATAACATTATTTTGGCTTATCGCCCTTTGGTCGTAATTGTAGATGTTTGAATTATACAGAGAATTGCTCAAGGGCATCATTCTTGAAACCATTGCGCCGGGGTCAAGATTTGCCCCCAATGAAATTAAACCCCCGTTATCTTGCCATTTTTTAATTTTTTCGCCAAGATTATCACCTATTTGGGATAAACCTTCACCGATTGCTTTTCCCGTATCATAAACCCTGTCTATCATGCTTTTATCCTGCCCGTCGATAAATTTGCTTAAGATTTCCGCTGCTTGAATTATAGCCTGTAGAACAGGCGGAACACCCATTTTAAACAAAACTTTTATTATCTCCACAAAAGCTTCCATTTTTTCGACTATATCACTTGATGCAAGTTTTTCACCTATGTCATCAAACCAATTAATGATGTAACCAATACCGCTGTTTTTTCCCTGAAAATATCCTACAATGTCATCAATCAACAGATATAAAACCCCAATTATAGCAGTAATTGCCGCTACAATAGGATGCGAAGTGATTACAGCATAAAGGGCTTTGATTGCAGGAATCAGAACAGACCCAATCGTCGCACCAAGAGTTACAGCGCCCGCATTTGTAGTTGTAAGCCAATTTGCAATTCTGGCTAATCCTTCAGCTACACGAGCCATACTTTGTACAAATTGTGTCCAGGCAGGCAAAATAGCAAGAATTGCCCTATCTTTTAAATATTGAATTTTTTGAGCCGCAATCTGCAATTGCCTGTTCATCTGGTCGATGCCATTACGCTGTTTATCAGTTAACCGGTAGTTTTTCATCTCCTCATTTAAGGCATTAAATTCTTCCCTTGTCATGCGAAGCACAGGGAGAATACGGGGGTCAAGCCCCATTTTCTTTAAAAGATAAGTGGCGGAAGTATTATCTAAACCTTGAATACGGTCTCTTAATTGCTCAAGAACTCCTTCGGCATCTGTTCCAAGGGGGCTTATTCCTGCAAGCATAAACCCTTCTGCGCCTTGCCCTGTAAGTATAAGGTCATAAATGCGCTCGTTTAAATCCGCAAGAGTTCCTGCTAAGCCCTGCTCCCCAAGAGATTTATCAACGATATTTCCGATTGAACCCCATTTTTGAAGCGATTGAAGGCTTAAATCGGTTTGTCTTGTAAAGTTGACCCATGCCTGATTTTGAGTTGTCAGACTGTCGGTCATTTTATTAAGCGCCGCAACAGCGATTGTAGCAGCACCCACAAGAGCACCGAGACCTTTAACAACTCCCGCAATATTTTTAGCAAGTTCTTTTTTGCCGTTAATATTTTCTTGGTTAGCTTCCGCGCTTGCTTTGGCTACCTTTGCTGCTTCCTGCGCTGCTTTTCTTTCTTCTAACATTTTTTTGGTTTTTTCAGCAGTTGCAAGTGCGCTTTCAGCTTCTTTCCTTGCTTCTTCATCCGTAGCCTTAGCAAGCCTAGCTTTTGCTTCAGCAACTTCGCCCGTCACTCTGGATAACTTGAATTGATAATTTATCTCATCATCCAAAGATTTAACGAAATCAGCCGTAGCTTTTGCCGCTTTATCAAGGCGTTTTTGAAGAACATCGAGTTCTTTTGTGTCTCCAATAACGCCAAGTTGAATAAATAATTCACCCAATGAAGGCATTTTATTTGTTTCCTTTATTTAATTCAAAAGATGTGTTTTCATAATCCCTGGTAAAAAGCTCGTAATGGTAAGCATCCATTACGATATTGCAGGGGGAATTTAAAACGGTTTCGGGGTTGCCGTTAAAATAGTTTGACTTTGCAAGAGTGCAAGACACGATGGTTTCAAAGCTTGCCGTTATTCTGGCGTTTGGTTTTCTTCTGTCGGTGTCTTCAAGCGGGTTTTGAACTCTGAAACAAGGCTCTTTAAAAAAGGGTAGAGATTTACCTCAATACATTTTGATGCAATCTCATAATAATCTTCTTGAAGCTCCGGCATTTCATCAAAAAGGTTTGAAGTAATTTTGTTTTTTACCCCATCCTTTTCTACCGTGCAAGATTTAAGACATTCAAACAAGTTTCTTTCAAAATCATCCGAGATATCTGCAGACAGTAATAAATCTATTCCTTTATCAATAAGCCCTGCAACATTCAAATCTTTTAAAGAACTTAAATCGACATCTTTTAATATTCCTACATCCTTAAGACACTTGAATGCTGCTTTTTTAAGATTTGAAGCTTCCTTAAAGCTTGCCGCTTTGATTTCAACCTCAACTCCTGAATTTTTAGTTATAATATTCATAAATAAACCTCTTAAACTATTGTCCTGATACCGCGTGCAAAGGTCATTCTGTAAACGGCAGTTCCTTGCTCTGTATCACCTTGCAAGTTTTCCTGCCCATCGACATTTTGTCTGAAAACTCCACCTTGAAGGATGTAATTTATTCTTTTAACTTTACCGAAGCCATCCCCCACTCTTTTTGAGAAGGAGCCATTTAAAAGAACAAAGCTTGGAAGGTCATTTGTCTGTTGAAGGCTTAAACCGTTAAGCCATTGGTCATCCTTTGACCCCGCAACAATCCTAAGCTCTACTTGCACGTTTTCGCCCTGTGTATTTGTTGCATAGGTGGTATTACCGTTTTTACCGGTTGAAACCCCGACCTTTTCATTTGGGAAAGTGATGCTTATTGTGGAATTATCCGAAAAATCCTTAAATGAGCGAAGATTTAAAAATAAATCATCATTACCTGTTAGTGCATATGTTGCCATTTTTATTACCTTTCTACGTTGATAATTACTTCGCTAAAGTGCAAAGCGCCTGAGCGCTTAATTGCAATTTGAATAACAGGTGCTTTCCTTTTTTCTCTATCTGTTTGAGATTGTTGAGAAATAGGGATTGAATAAATATAATAACCTCTTTCTTCAATTGCTCTTTTGAAATCTTCAGGGTCGCCAAACGGTATTGCACCATTCCAAGTCCCGGGGGCTATTGTTCCGTTTCTTACTCCTCTTTCACAAACTTGCTCATAAGCATTTTTAAGTCCTGTCATGCCTGATTCGGTTTGCGGAATTTTAGTATTTGTTTGTCTTAAATAATTGAAGCCGTTAACCTCCATTGCCTTTTTAGTCCAGAGGTTAGCTTCAATATCATCCGTAAAGCCGTTATTATCATTTGAATAAACAACGGAAAGTCCGCCTGTGTTGCCATAAATATCTACACCGTTTGTTGCTGCAGATAAAACATAAGTGTCGGATAAACCGCTATCGGGGAGGACGCCCGTTAAGGTTTTAAGGTTCATAGTGTTTGCGGTATCAGAGCCTTCATAATTAACGGATTTTGCGATAGTAGCGTAAGAAGCGATTGCAATTTTAGCATCCTCAGGGTTATTGGAATAAGCAAGAGAACGGGTTTTGCCTAAGCCCGCAGCCTGAATATTTTTTCCCAAAATCGCCATATTTTTCAAAGACGTCATCTCGTTAAAATATGTGCAATCAAGAGCTTGAATAGCTTGAGCATTTGCAAGTGTTTCATCGTTTCCCGTAAACTGGGTTGATAAAACCCCTCCAAAATATACTTGCTGCTGTGCTGCCCTTACAGCTTCCGCCAGTGTTTGTCCTGTTGCATCGGTGCCTTGAACCACAGTAGCAGTCGCACCGTTGAAATAATTTTCACCGTACAAATCGGTTATATCTTCACCAGTTGCAGCGCTTATTAAAACCCCACTGTCTGCGCCAAAACGTCTTGATGCAAAGGTGATTGAATTTTCCCCTGCTTTGATATAAATATCGGGGTTTTGGTTTTGGATAACCGTTACAATATCAGCTAAGGTGTTTATGCTTGAAAAATCAAGCCCGGAGATTTGAGTTACCGTACCATCGATTGTTAAATTTAATGCGCCGTTTGTAACGGTTTTGAAATTTTCAACATTGGCTGAAATATCTGCCGTGGTTAAACTTCCTGCAGTGGCATTTGTTCCTTTAAACGGGAAAATATACAAATATCCGCCGCCCGTTCTAAAATTGGGAACAGGGGTAAATAAAGCCTGTGCCATTTTAAAGGTCAGAGAATTTGTACCAAAATCAGCTTCAATCGCAGAAGGTCGAATATATGCCTGATAATTTTCCGAAAAAGCCGCAGGTTCATTTGTAAAAATTGCTATACTGTTTGTGTTAAAATCCGCCAAGCCTGAAGGTGTGGCAGTTAAAGACACATTCACGGTATAGCTCAAAGGGACTTCGTAAGAATAAGCCATTTTAAACTCCTTAATTTATTGTGGTATGTTAATTTGCGCTATTTGACCTTGTTCACCGTCCAAATCGGTTTGAAATTTGTCATAATAGGGAATGGGGGTTATTTTCTGATAGTGAACAAGCACATTAAATGAAATAGTAAATCTGTTATGATCGGAACCGCCATAAAGCCCTGAAAGGTTTATATCGTTTGTTATTGTTCCGATTTTAAAATTGTATAAATCCATCTGCTGCTTGGCATAATTGGAATTGAGCGCCATCGCAACTTCAGGATATCGAATACGGGCATCGTTATTTCTTGAATAAATGTCAATCTGCATTAAACGGGATTGATTTAAATCTTGAATTTCAAGAAATTCATCGAGGTTATTAGGGTTTTGCTTAACCTCGCTTCTATTTGAATAATTATGAGACGAAACAGTTTTAACAGTTATTTGAAGTTTATTCGTATTAAATAATTTGATATTTTGAGCGGCAATTATAACTGTGGGGATAATATCGCCTTTGCTTGTTTTGCCATAATTATCGGGTAAATTGAGCTCGTGCTTTATAATATCAACAAATATTTTTTCAATTTCTTTTTGCATCAGATGCGGTTTCTAAATTTTCATAATCTCTAACCAACTGATATTCAATAAAACCATTTAGGCTATAATCCTTTTTCTCAACGATTTTATACCGTTTTTGGTTGAATATAACTTTATCTGCTGTTTCAAGGTTTAAAGTGCCGGATACTGCATGAATCCAAATCCACTCCCAACTTCTTTGGGCAGGCTCTTTGAATTGCAACGCTTCATCTTTTAGGGGCTGCCAAACGCCTTTAAAATTAATTTGCTGTGTAGTTGTAACTAAATCCCCTTCAACAACATCCTGAATAATCTTTTCCAAGGTCAAGGGAACTTCCCAACCGTAAAGAGTAGTCGCCATATTAGGAAAAGCCAAAGCAGCATTTATATTCTTGGGTTTATTAAAATTTAATTTTTTCATTTTTATGTTAGAATATTACTGTGGGCTACGGTCGCACCGGAAAAGTGGAATATCCAACCACCTGCCCATTATTTATTACTTGGATTAACAATCGGGAGGTTGTTTTATGAAACGTATTAATGTAAATGATATTGTAGGAAAGAAATTTAATAGACTAACAGTGTTAAGCTTTAGTCATAAAAAACTTCATCCCAACCCTTCAAAAGGTTATTTTTATTTTTACAAATGTCAATGCAAATGTGGTAATATTACCGTAGTTAGACGTGAAAGATTAATTAGTTTAGAAACAAAATCTTGCGGTTGTTATGGTAAAGAAGTTCGGAATAAAATATTAGCAACCAAAAGAACACTATCACATCGGTTATATCGTATATGGCGCGGCATAAAAACACGTTGTTACGATGTTAATTGTGCAAGATACTCAAATTATGGCAAAAGAGGTATTGCAATGTGTAATGAATGGAGAGGCAACTTTAATGCTTTTTATGAGTGGGCTGTTTCAAACGGTTATCAAGATAATTTAACCATAGAAAGAATTGATGTTAATGGAAATTATGAACCATTAAATTGTACTTGGGTAAATGCAAAAATACAAGCCAATAACAGAACTAATAATCATTTAATATTTTTCAATAATCAGACATACACATTATCTGAATGGGCGGACATTCTTAAAATAAATCGTTCTACCCTTTGGTATAGATTAAAGAGAGGTTGGAGTGTAGAGCAAGCATTTACCACGCCTGTTTTTTAATTTTGCTTTCTGAAAATTAAGACTTTTCATGGTAGTTCTTACAGTTGTTGTCTGCATTTAATTCTTCAGGTGTTTTTAAAAACAAAGTTGTTTCAATTCTATATTTAATCTCAATCCCGATGTTTGTTGGATGAGTACATTTCTTATCGTTGAAATGTGCACAATTTGCACATTCTTTTATATTTTCTTTTTTCTTCATAATTCTTTTACCTCAAATGTGATAGAATCTCTTAAATCCCCTGTGCTATCAAGCGGCGGGTTGTCAGCCCCACCCTTTCTGTGTTCTCGGGTAAATTCCGTTATTGGTTTCCATTTGCCAAATCCGCCCGTATCAAAAGCATTTAAAACTCTATCAAGCGCCTTTTGCCCTATGGCATTTGCTAAAACTTCAGCAGAGGCGCTATCGCTATTAAGATATTCAATTAAAGCTTCTTTTTCGGAGATATTCCATACTTGTAAAGCTTTTTTTCCTTCGGGCGTTAAAAGTGCTTCTCTTAAAAAAGAACGGACAGGAATTTCAATTTCCTTTGTATCTTTTTTTAGATGAATACCCATATAATGCAAGAATGCCCGCATTTTTTCAGTAACGGCGATACGCGCTCCAAATTCATGAACTGCGCCAAGTTCCGCCATATTAAGGTCAGCCCCTTCTACTTTTTTAGAAGCTTCAGGACCAATAATCCCCACCCGAATTGAAATTTTCTTATTTAGCTTTTGAATAACATCTGAAAGTTTGCCATATCTTATTCTGGTTTTATTAATCCTACCCAAATGTGGTTCTCCCCGGGGTCAAAATAATATTGCCGATTAAATAAGGCTGAATAAGGCTTAAATATTTCCTGCCGTAACCTGTTTGAGCATAGGCGCTTAATAATTGATTATTTAACATCCATTGCGGAATACCGTAGGTTTCAGAAACAGACCCTACGCTTTTTGATTGGGTAAAACCCATAAAGCCAAGCGCCAAAGGATTTGAAGCATTGTTTAAATCAATTATCAAATAATGAGCTGTAAGATAACAAAAAACCATTATGGCAGTTTCATCATCCTTAAAGAAGTTAGGGTTAAAATTGATTTTTGCCTCAGCAAAAGCTCTTAAAATGTCACTGTCTTGAATATAATTATCAACGCTATCATTTGTTAATTCCCAATTATCTGAATTATCGGGGGAGGTTAAATTCCCGTCAATCAAGGATTTGTAGAAATTATTGTTGAAATAAACAATATCGTTAATGAAATAGGCTTTGCCTTCCTCATATAAAGGAAGATAGGGGAAATCACGCGTGAATAGATTTTTAAAGTCTTCAACCGTTATATTTTCTATACTTGCCATAATTTCCCCATTATTCCTTATTGTTTATCTTTGGAGGTTTTCTCACCTTCTGCCTTAGCTTCTTTAGCTTTGGCTTCCGCTTCAAGTTGTGCTATTTTTGCCTTAAGGTCCTCGTTCTCTTTTTGAAGAGCTTTTTTCTCACCTTCTGCCTTAGCTTCTTTAGCTTTGGCTTCTTTTGGGTCAACATATTCAACCACATCCCTGGTTTCTAACCAAAGTTTGGCAACCTCGGCGGGGATTTCAGCATTTTGACCTGGTTTAAGATTCAGAACTTCCAGCTTGTTTTCTTTGTTATAAAAAGAATGTTGATATATTCTTTTTGATTTGTTGTATAGTCTCATTTTGCCTCCTTATGCCGCTTCATCTAAGTATAATAATTCAGCTGAACGTTTTACCCAAACGCCTGTGAACTGCATTTCAGCATCCGAAATCATATCCAAAGAACCTGAAGGATATAAAGGATATGGTGTATACGGTTTTGGAATATACATAGTAAGTGTTTGAGGGTTACGATTGTATAGAACGTGTCTGCCTCTGCCACCTGTACCCGCTGTGTTGTTATAAACAGTGTGGAGAATTTTGAAATCAGCAGGAGCACCGGCTGCAATAAATGCTTTTTCTAAATATTCTCTTACCGTTCCAATCGGGAATTCAGGATTAATAGGAACACCCAAAGACATATATGTTGCGGTTGGCATCAACCAGGTATTTGGAAATACGGTTGAATTAGTATTTACAAAATATGTTGAAATTGCAGTTTTAGCATAGTTTGTCAGCTGCTCAATCGTCATATTTTGAATGCTTACAGGGAGCAATGATGTATTGATTGTAACTTCAGGTTGATTTAAAAGCCCGAAGTTTAAACCATCATCAGTTCCCATAAAGGTAATTTTTTGAATACCTTTATCCACGGTTTCCTTACGGGCAATTTCCTGCTCTTCAATATATGAAAAATCAACAGCGTTCACTCTTGCCATTTCGAGGATTTCTTTCGATGCTTCGTATTTCATTCTCCAGAAATTATTTCTGATGGAAACGCCGTCAATTACGATATCAAGGTTTGTATCTTTGTTAATACCGTTTCCGGGCTGCACAATACCTGCTTCAAAGCTGTCACCAACTTGCGCCACTCTGTATTGGAAAAGCTGCCTTGAATAAGCGCCTGTTCCCATTTCGATTGGAACATAAGTTGGCAAAGACTCTGCCACAGTGTAGAATTTTTGTCTTTGGACACCCGCTACAAGCTGGGTAAGAGTTGTTATAGCTCTTTCAAGCCCGTAGCTTTGAGGGTTTGCAAATGCTACAGCATTATCTACCCTGAATTTATTCTTATACTGTTCGGTTGTCAAAACACCGATTTTATTTGATGCTGCTGTCATTAGCCTTCACCTCCTGTTGCTCCTGTTGTTTCAAATTTAAGCTGAACTTTTACAAAATCGCCCTTTGCCTTTGCAGGTGTAGTCGCAATACCTACAATTGAATTTCCTGCGGCGGCGGTGGATGTTACTTCGTTATCAGCCGTAAAATAAAGTTTTGCACCTTCTGCAATTGCTCCTGCTGCCGGCATAAAAATAATGTCATTTTCACGAGCAACGGAAACTCTGTCAGATGTAGTGTAACCCCCTTCAACAAAGCCGAATTGGTTGCCAATCGGGTTAAAAGAAACAACGCCATAAACAGAGTCAGTCGGCTGTGCTTGCAGAACTTCCGATGCGTGCGGATTGGTTGCAGCAGGGTCAAGAGTAACAACAGCGCCTGAATAAAGCGGTGTTTCTTGATTTTTGGACACAATAATATTGTGCAGTTGCGGTAAGTTTGCCATATAACAATAAAGCCCAGCTATCGGGGCATTTGGGGCAAACTGGTTTAGGGAAATGTTGGTTGCCATTTATTTAACTCCTCCTTTTAAAAATTGCATTGAAAAGAGGACCTCAAAGGTCCCCTGATGTTATTTGTTAGTTTTAATGAGAAAATGGGAATTTATCCGAAATATTCTTCAGCAGCTTTTAATCTGTCCGCCCTGGAAACATACTCTGTATGGTCTTTTGGCGGTTCATTTGCCGCATTATAGATTTTATTTATTCTTTCGAAATAATCAGGTTTAAAATTATTGATGGAATTTTCAACATCTTTCTTCAAATCTTTTTCAAGGTCTTTAACCTCATCTTTATCTTTTTCGGTTTCGTTTTTAACTTCTTTATCTTTACAGCCTTCATCATCCGAATTATCGGCAGTGCCTCTTGAAGATTTGTTGTAACTCAATTCTTCAAGCTTTTTGGTTATAGTTCTGAATTTTTCTTCAGCGCCGCCTTTAAATTCTGAAACAGGCTTCATAGCGATAGCATCAACTTCGCGTAGAATTTCTCTTTTATCAACATCTTCATTGTTGACTTCTTTGTCTTTTTCTTTTTCCATATTATCCTCCTTGTTATTTCTTACTTTTCTGATTAGGTTTTCCAGTTCATCAATTAATGCCATATCTTGCTCCTTTATTGCTTCATGTTTTGTTACAGACGGGTTGAAATTTGGTGTAAAATCAGCTAATATAATATTGGAGTTCCCAATCGTATGTTTAATGGGGTGGTTTTTACCTGACCCTGAGCGAACGGGAACTTCTTTAATTTCATGTATATTGTATAAGTGCACTGTTTGCGGCTTTTGTGTGTTATCACCTTTGTGTTGTTCTGTATCAAAAATTATTTCATAAGAATTTTGCCCGATTTTCGCAATTGTTTTAAAATAATGATATTTTTCAACGTTTGGTTTATTGCTTTGCTTTGAATTGAGTTTTTCTCCAATGTATTCTGCATTATTTAATAACTTTTCTAAATCTTTCACATATTGGTTGTGTCTATCTTTTTCAGTACGATTAAGCTTATTCCATTCACTGGAATAAATAATATGTTTTTTTGCTTTAGAATTAACTTTTAAATCAACATACCAATCGGGTGAAAGGGTGGTAAATTTAGCACCTTTTTGAACCAATTCATTAACATAGCTTTTAACTTCTTGAATAGTCGGTGTTTTATTAAATTTATTAGATAAATCAACAATATTACCACTATCAGATGCACTTCCGCCCACTTTGCCGGGTCTGCCATCATGGTCAAAGTTACCTGACCCATCTCCGCCGTTCTGCACTGTCTTACTGTTAAATACAATATTTGCCCGTTCATAGCGGGGGTTATTAACAAGGGCGAGATGACGGAAATTTAGCTTTGTAAATTCTCTGTCATATGAGATATTGTTTTCTGTCCCACCTTCATTGTCTTCCTGGAGATAATCATAGGAACAGGAAACAGACCAGTGTTTATCAGTTATGAGGTTTTGTGCGGTTTCGTCCCAAATAACCCCTTCACACCAATACCAACCGTCTTTTTCGTTATAATAAGCATTTGAGATAACACCAACACGCGCATCATCCGCATTATTTTCGTTAATATCCTGATGGTTAATAATAACAGGGGCGCCAATAATGCTATTTAAGCATTCATCCAATGTTTCTTTTTTAACAAGGACATTCCCGTATTGACCCGGATATCCCGCAAGCCCCGGCTGAATAAAACGGCTTTTAAACCGCTTGCCCTTCCCCGAATCGTCTATATCGCCAATGGTTATTATGGCATTGGACACTGTTTTGGATTGTGTGCCAAGCTTTTTTAAAAATATTTCTTTTAGCATTTTGAATTTTTCTTGAGTTTTCAAAAAATGACCTGTTTATAACGGGTCTTATATGACATTTGCAGTTCCAAATTTGACGGGGTAGCCCTGTTATGTTAAGGTCTTTATCAATTACAGGCGGGTTGTCATATGCAAAAACTCTGCCGTAGTATTCCTCATGCAGTTTGCGCTTTTCTTTGGATGAACTTCTGCCCCATTTAAAATGAGTAAAACCCATGCCTTGGTAACGCGTTGCAGAAATCACAGAGCCCGCCAAATGGCTTTCATTTATTGCAAGAAACTCGGCTTTATGCCCCCATATTCCCCAGCGTTCTTGAAAATACTTTTTAAGAGTTGGAACTCTCGCGCCTTCTGAAACCATCTTTGCGACATCTTGCCGCATTTTGATAATTTCTTTTGCTTCCCATTTCTTCACCCAATATTGCATATTGTATACATAATCCTGGGCAATTTTTTGAGATTGTTTATCTAAATTAAAATTATTAAAATCAATAGACAGCTGTGGTGCATTTTCACGTGATGATTTTGTCAGTGCTTTTAGTTGGTCCTTTAAATTAGTTTCGGTTTGTTTGTCTTTGTCTTTTTTTGCTTTATTAATACCTTCTTTTAATTCATCTTCCTGCTTATTAATATTTTTCCAATAATCATCAATCTTTTTTTCTTCAGATTTTGAAACCTTGACATTTGGCGAAACATTAAAACCGACACTTATCGTAGGGATTTTCTTTTCTTCAGCTGCTTTTAAAAGGTCGATTTCAAACTTCTTAAAGGTCCTATCCACCGCTTTTTCAATAAAAGTATCAAGAGTTAATTTTTCAAGGTTTGAGGGCAAATCAAGGAAGAATTTATTTAAAGCCGCAACCTTAGCAGCTTCACGGACCGCAACAAGAGCAATGGTATTTTCAATTTCAAGCGGAACAAAAGAGCGCTCAATATAATAAGCACCATATCGATATTGCGCCCCTAAGGCTTCAAGGGTTGTTGCCACTTTATTTGAAAAGGTGTTTTCAGTCCTAAAAGCACCGTTTGAATAATAAATCCGCCCGGATTTTAACGCTGAAATAATATCAGAAGCTGAATTTACAACATTATTATCATTCAGGATTTTAAAGATTTCATCAAAGATATTTTCTTTAAAATACCGCTTCATTCCGTTTGTGATTTGTTTTATATAAAAATCACTTACTTCAACGGGTCTTAAAGTTTCAACCTTAGTCAATCAACAGATCCTCAATATTATTATAATCATCGGGCTCAAAAGTATTATCAATGGCAGCGATTTCTTCAGGAGAAAACAAAACAATACCCTCTTCTGTCAAATGTTGAGCTACCTGTTGTTTTGTCATAATTTGACGGTCAGATAGCTGTAGATAATCGGCAAGCTTACGGCTTTTAATTTCGGCTTCATCCTTTTCCGACATTACCCTTAAAGGTTTCCATTTCGGGCGGAAATCAGGAAGCTTGCGCCCAAAAAGCTGTAAACATCTTAAATCTACCATCCATTTAATAAGCTGTCTCGCTGGTGTTCTTATCTCAGCATCAACAATGGTATTATAGTTTTCAAGGTCATCATCTCCGCTTGAAAAACCGCTTGAACCTTTGCCAAATATTTTTGAATACGGACGTTTTAAAGCCGCACAAACCAGATATTGAATTTGAACAATCATTTCAGGAAGCCCCGAAAAGCTTATTTGCTTTTGGTCGTATTCATCTTGGCTATCCATTGCAATGGATGATTTATAATTTTTGTTATCGGTCACAATCTGCAAGCGTTTACGCACTTGCGCTTCACCATCGGGAGACATTAAAAGCGTAGCTAAATTAAAGATTTTAATTATATCAATCTTTGCTTCATCAAGTAATTCAAGAGTAACACCCATTGATTTTAGATATTGTGTTAAGGGCGGAATAATGGCTTCAAAGATTGAAAGCCCCCATCCTTGAAGCATTGAGCGCAAAAGATGCGGAGCTTTAACGCCTGTAAAAATACCAATACGACTGCTATTAATTATAAGGCTTTCCCCTCCCGGGTTCTGGATATTATCCACGAGCGTAAAGGTTTTGGCAAGTTCAGGAGCTATGCCGTGATGGGTACATTGCCACCTGTCTGATGCCATAAACTTTAAGCGTTTGCCTTTTAATTGTTTTTCGTCCAAAGGAAGGTTCGGGTCTTGGTCAGTATTTGCAATTAATACACCACCACCATATAATTGACCCCAACGGATGCAATCCTTAAGAGCTTCAATATCTCCTTCATCTTCCATTGTTTGGCGCAAAAGTTCAAGTTCATCGGTATCAAGGGTTTTAGTATCAATTATTAAACCTTCGTTGCGAAAAGCATCATCTACAATTTGATTTATTGCGGTTTGAATAAAACCGTTTGATTTATAAGCGTAGGTTAATTCCACCCAAAAAAGGGTTAATAATACGGGGGAAGAATTATAAAAAAGGGTTGCAGGGTTTATGAGGGGATTAGCCAAATAATTATTTGAAGGCAAATCAAGCGCCGCTTCAAGCCCGTTATTAACTACATTCGGTTTAGAATTATTAACAGTATTTTTGTGTTTATTTTTAGCCATTACAAAACTTCTAAAATCGATACCTGTTGCTGCATTTTGGTTGTGCATCCATAGCGAAGGGCTGCCATTGCATCATCAAAAATATCAACAGGCTCATCTATATATTTGCCGGTTTCTTTATCCCTCTTCCATTTCCACTGTTGAATTTCTTTAATGGTATTTACGCAAGTTGGATGAATAAAGATTTTGCGCTGCTTGAGCCAATTAATTTGAGAGAGAATATAGGAATTTTTAGTAACTCCAGCAAGAACATTTTTTTCTTGAAATGGAGTTTTTGTAACCCCTTGAGCTCTGTAATATCCAGCCCTTTTCCATTCTTCCTTTTTATCGGGTTCAGCGCTGTCGCACCACATAACAAGGTTTTTATCAAGCTTACCTTCTGCAAGTTCTATAATCTGCGCATTGGTTTTTTCATGCACATAAATTTCATTACAGATATAAACATCGCCATCTTTGAATCCAAGGGTCAAAATAGCGTTGGCATGGTTAAAGCCAAAGTCTTGTCCGATATACATAGAATCGAACATATCAGGACTTGCAACAAAATCTTTAATTTCAAAATTGGTAAAAATTAAGCCGCCAAGCTCGCCCCATTCGCCAAGACCATAAACCCGATAACCGTCAGGGTCGCGCTCTTTTCTTCTCATCATGCGGCGATGATATGCTTCATCGATAAATCGGTTATTAAGATAAGTTGAATGGTGGGTAAAAAAATCGGGGTCTTTGCTATCAAAAAACTTTGCCTTAATCCAGTGTGCCGCACTTACGGGGTTAAAGGTAAAAGTCATTTGATAATACAGATTAGGATTGATAGCCGTTAAATCGCCACGAAGACGGTCATCAAGAATATCAATGTCGTTTTCTTCAAACTCAGTTGCTTCTTCAATCCATATCCAAGTAAGCTTACCTGTTTTAGTGGTAATAGATTTTGCCTTTTCCCGCTGCTTATCATCATTCATGCCGCGAAAGATTATGCGGCTTCCTGTGGTTTTGCACTCCATCATAAGCGGGCTTTTTGAGATTTGCCAAATTCCTTTAGCATATTCTCCAAAGATACGGTTTATAGCGCCCTCAAGCTCAGCAAAAGTTGTGTCACGGTTGTTATCATAAGTTTTCCTCAAAACAAGAAGGTTCGCCCCTTTATAACAGGGGTCAGAGAGTTTCATTATGAAATCTTGGGCAACATTGACGGATTTGCCTGAACCTGCTGAACCTTTTGCAACACGGTAGCGACATTTTGTTTCATTAAATTCTTTAAAGATTTTATTGAATTGTACTTTATTGGTCTGTTCAATCATAATCCCTTGTGAAATTAATCGTCATTGGGGTAGTCTTTTGCTTGTTATCAGCTTCATAACAACCATAAAGCTTGCCTTTTAGTTCCTCCGCTTTTATTGCTGAAGCAAGGTTTAAATAATCGCCTTTTTCATTTGGAAGTAGTGCCAACTCCTGTATTTGATTGAGTTTATTAAATGAGGTTTCAACATCATATTTGAATTTTTCATCAGCCATTTGTTGAGTAATTTTTTGTAAACGTTCAATCTCTTCTTTAATCTCACTTTTTTCTAACCAAAGATGAGATTTTGTTTTAGCGGTCGTTTTTGCATAACCTGCTTTTATAGCGCTTTCTTCATTTGAAAAACCCTGAGCTTTGAATTTGCAAAAATCTTTCTGTTTTTTATCAAGTTTTTTTGCCATAAAACCTCAATTATGATTACTATAGCAAGGCAAAATATAAACATCGACAGGCGGATAAATTTCTTTATATATTACAGAACATTCCTTTATAGTGGTTGCGCTTCTTTCAAGACTTTTCTTTAATCTTCTAAACGCCCTTTTTCTTCTATAATCCTGTAAAATATGCTTTAAAAAATAAAATAGTTTCATTCTTTTACCTGTAAATTGATTAAGCCTAAATTATTCTGAATATCTTGTGCAATGTTGCCAATAAGATTTTCTTCACCCTTTGTCATATTTTCCATATTATCAATAAGCCCAAGGGTTTCAATCATAAGATTTTGCATTTCTTTAAAATTTACTTTATCGTCATTGGGGTTTTTAACAGGAATAATATCAGCCGCTTTTCTCAAATATTCAATTGAGCTTAAAGGTTCAATATCATTTCCAAGCAAGCAAATTTCTTTTATTTGGTCAATAAATTCTGAAATATTTTCTTGGATTCTATCTGCAAATAAATGTTTGCCATAGAAAGCTTCCCCGTGGCAAGAATAATGAATATCCTTTGCAAAATTTGCAATAGCTAAAAGATATGTAATTAGTTTATTAAATTCATCAGGCATAAGTAACAGGTGCTTCTCCTAATATAATAGCTTCGCCGTTAAAGTTGCGTTTTAGCTGCAATAAAATAATATTGCCGCGGTCATCCTTTTTATCCGATTTTTTAAAATCACCATAAAACCAGTTTTGATTGGTTTTACTTCCCTGTTTCAACCTATCAAGAAAATTAAGGCGGTTAAACTTCGCTTTTTCAAACATTTCTTCCGCCTTAATACCTTTTTGTTGTGCGCTTTCTCTGATGCTGCCATCAGGGAGTGTGATTATTTCTTTAAAAACCGCATTATCGCAATGCGGACAATATGAAAACTCAATTTTTTTAGAATGAGCATCTTTTGCTTCAACATAAAATTTGTATGAAGCAGTAAAACTCTTACCACAGCAAGAAAGCATAGAAGAAAACCTCCACTATAAAACAGCAAAAAGATAAAAAAGCCCAAAAAAAGGGCGCAAAAAGCTAAGCTCCGCCTTTGGTCTTTATCCCGCTCCGTTCAGCTCACCCCCCGATTGTTTCACGGAATTTAAGAATGCCCTATACTGGGAGCAGCGGCAAGGTTGTTAGCCTACATAATAAGAATAACAAAGATTAGTCAATTGTCTATTACTCAAACAGATAGTTTTTATTCAAAACCGGAAATATTTTCAGGCTTTATCGTAAAAGACCTAAACTCAGGAATTTTCTTTTTATTATAAACGGCATAACGAAGACGCCTTAAATATTTTATATCTTTTTCGCCCCGCTCCATAATTAAGACACAAGCTGGTGTACGCTTTGTTTTCTGCCCGTAATAAAGAGCTTGTCCGATACACTCGTGCCACTTTGGCGCAAAATCAAATTCAACAGCATATTTTTCAGTCAGGCAATCCACCCGGGTTTTATCGTTTAATTTATATTCTATTTGACCGCCCCGCGCTTTGCACCACTGCTCCTGATAAATCTTTTCAGGATATTGGTGTGCACAATAAGCACTATTTGAAATTAAAAAAATGATAAATAGGAAATATACTCGCAGCATGTGAATATTATATTATAATTTTTATCAATATAATAGCCTAACTTGGTAATATACTTTTAAAATTTTAGTGAATATTTGTAACAAAATAATAAAAGAAATATTGATATCAATTCTCTTTTTTAATAATATCATGCCTGTTTTAGTATGTTGGATTTATGGGGTAGTTCCAAGGTTTGATAAAGTAAAAGGATATAAAAATGCCCCAGTTAGTAAAATATAGCTTAGTGCGGTTGCAAATAAAGATTTGAAAGACGGCAGAATTGTCGTCTTTTTTAATAGAAATAAAGCCCCTACGGGACCTTAAGATAATGGAAGGATGAAGAAGATGAACACGACAACAAAAACAATGGAAGTAACATTTAAAATCAGAGACAAAAACGCAAAGGAAAAAATTATCAAAATCCGAAACACCCACATTAATTTTACAAAATTGCTTATAGGGTGGATAATGGATTATGAAATACCCAAAGAAAAAGTTTTGAGGGAATGAAAAGGTGGCTTTATGCCGCCTGATTGAATTTGATTTAGTTTATAAAATTTATTTTACACCTTGCCATTTCTGTTCGGCATTCTCAACCTTCTTGAGAGCAAGCTTATAGCACAAGCTGGCTTTTTTATCTTCTTTAATTTCACGATACATATTAGATAAATCGTTATATCCTTCTCCTCTTGTCGGATGCAACTTGATAGCTTTTTTAAACATCCTTTCTGCCTGATAATAGTCTTTGATTTTCTTATAGGCATAGCCAAAAGTATTGTAGAGATTGTATGCATAAGGACAAGCTTTTTCTGCTTCAGCTAAAAGTTTAATTGCATTTGAGATATCAGTTTCAAAATAATTATAAGAAGCTTGAATTTTTGAATTAGCATCTTGAATATTTACCAGTTCATCCTGCAAGACACCTCTAAAATTGTTCATTTCTTCTTTTAGCTTATCTTGGACAATTTTATCTACATGCTTAAATTTTATATATCCTACACACGTTAAAGCAAGAGAAAATATCGCAAACAATGTTGCAACAATTGTCACCAATAGCGAATAAATATCAACTATACTAAACTCGCTTAAACTCATATCCCCAAATAATAATTCCCTATCCTTAATAAGTATACTAATCGAAAACAAATTCTCCAAATATCGTTACATTATTCTTGTATCACCACAGTGCGGGCAGGCTTCATCGTTTTCATTGTATTTTGTGCCGCATTTTTTACAATATCGGGGTGTTCCTTGTTTTCCAGAAGGTGCAGCTTGCACACTTTCTGTATTATTTTTTATTTCTATCAAACTGTCTCTTATGTCCATCAACATATAGAGGAAATAAAAAGATAAAATAAATACTATAAGCCCTCCAATCAAAATACCGGAGCCAACAGCGGCATCTGTGAACATACATCCTATACCGCCAAAAATAATGACTATGAACAACAGCCAAGCGCAAAAATTAATAAGCCCGTTACCACAATTAACAATAAAATCTTTCATAAATTATACTCCTTTTAAATTCATATTTATTCAGTCAACTAAATACCCTTAACTCTAACGATTTTGATAGGTATATTATTTTGTCTAAAAAATACAATTTGCCTTTCTTGTGCTTCCCTTATTTTTTCTCGTTGTCTTTTTACTTCGACGAAAAAGAATTCATTGTCATTCCATACGGCTAAATCAGGGAAGCCGTTACCCCACTTGGCTAAATATTTTATAGAATTACTTGCAATTTTAATAAAATATTCTCTAGGTATTTTTTCCAAAAACTCCATACCATATTTTATTATATATTCTATATAACTTGTTCCCATACAGCTAAAAACATTAAAATTTAAAAAGCCAAAATAAAAAATTTGTTGTTTTATGAATTCGGCCAAATCACAAGTTTTTAAAAACTCCGTCTTCTTTTCAAAAATTACACTATTATTTTGATACATTGTAGATTCATATATATTATCTGGGGAATAATCAAACCCGCTCCAATCTTGAGACCAAATCTCCTCCGCATATGCCAAAATAATTAACGGCTTCCAAAACGAATTCTCTGTATAAAGAACATTGTAACCTTTTGCGCTATAAAATTCTTTTACAATATCCTCGGTTGAACATTTCGTGTTTTTGGAATTATAGAAATATTCTTTTTTGCTCTTCAGTCCGGTTTTTTTAGCCTCAATTATCAAAGTTATATCTTTGAAATTTAAAAATTTATGATAGTCTTTAAGCTCTTCAATATCCATCAATTCTTGATTGGAATCTACAATTGAATTTTCTTCCGAACAATAAGAACCTAAAGGCTTAAGAGAAAATTTAACATTTAAACTTGTTTCAATTCTCTCAGTCAAATCTATAAATTTTTTATGCAATTCATCTTGGGTCATCCATAAATAATCCCCATGATGCAATTGAGTTAAAAATAATGCAGGGTCTTCTTTTTGAAGCTTGATGCTTTGTTGTTGCCTTTCAAATTGATTTTTTGCTTCTATTTCTTTTTGTTTCATTCTTTCTAATGTTACAGCACTTTTTGCTAATGCCTTCCTGTAGTCGGCATCTATTTGTTTTACTCTATTGGCAGCTTCTTTGGCTTTTGCATCCAATTCTATTTGACGTTGTTCCAGCCCTTCAACATTTAAAGTTTTATATACTAAATGGCAAATGAATTTTTCTAAAATTTTCAGCCACCACACTATAACCCCCTGCTTAAATTTTTAATTACTCTCCCTTTTATAAAAACATCAATTTGAGTTTCAGGCGTGAATGTTTCCATTGGATATTTGATGTTATCTGAAATTATATCCAATTCTCCGCTTAGGCGCTTTCTAAGACGTTTTACATACCAATCATTATTTATTGTAATTAAAAATACTCCGCCGTTTTGATAATCCGTACGGTTTGTATCCACAAGAAGAATATCTCCGTCCTCAATTATGGGCTCCATGCTGTCCCCTGAGGCTTTGAAGGTTTTGAGATATTCGGGTCTTGAAATCTTTAAAATACTGCTTATTATGGCTTTTCCCAGCTTTACAGGAGTGATTTCGGCTTCATCCAAAACAATTGTTCCTTTGCCACAGGAAGGATTAATGTGAATGTGTTCAATTTCTACACAGTCAGTAGAAATGTTGCTACGTTCAAATTTAATAGCATAAAACTCCTCAATTTTATCCAACTCTTGTTCTGAATAATTGCTGTCACGTTGCGCCCTTGTATAAAATATTTTTTCAGACGAAAAACCTAGCATTTTTACAAATACTTTTGCGGGAGGTTTAAAACCTATTAAGTTTTGTAAAGCTTGCATAAGCTCACTATGCTTCATTTTTAAACTTTCTACATTGATTGTTGTATTAATTACTACTTTAATGTTGACTTATTTTCTACTATCTGATATATTTATATCATCGGTACACAAAAGGAACTAATTATGGAAAAGGAACAGACTAATTTCGACAAGATTAATGCCAAACTATCTCTAGCATTACTTAAAACATTGATACATCTGGACTATATAAACAAAGATTTATGTACTCAGTATATGGATGAATTTAAGATATCTTTAGTTTTTAAAAGTCGTGCTTTTCCAAATTCTACCACGTCTTACCAAGTGCCTCTACCTGCCTTTGGAGCTGTTCTACTGACTCTGTCGGAGTCGGAGTGTGACCAAATTCAACCACTTTTACTGCCTGAAGATTAATAAACTTGTTTTCAGGAATTTCAACAATTTCACTTGTTATGGGTTTTAAATCAGCCTTACTGACTTTAGTGCCATCAAGAACAACAAAGTCCAACCTTTCATCATTTTTGAAAGTTTCTAAAATAAAATTTAGCAATATTACCACCTTTCATAAGGAATTAAATAAATGTTACATCTTAAATTACCACCTGAAATAAAGAAAGCTTTTAGAATACTTGCTGCTTCCAAGGGTATATCCATGAACGCCCTTGCGATAAAGATGTTCACAGACTTTCTCAAAAGCCAAGACAAAGAAGCAGCATAGCCTCTTTCTCTTGGTTTATCAATTCTAACTTAAACATAAGTTATAAAAAATCAACAGAATACAGAGTAAAAGAACCGTTTACTACTGGTATTTGTTGATGCTTAAAATCGCACATTGAAAAATAAAATATATTGACATTAAAAAGAGGCATAAGCGCCAACTTATACCTCTTCCCACTAGTCTGGCTACATGTGCCAAATTAGAATAGTTAAAGCAATTTTCATTAAAAATTTGCTTTTCATTGCTACCTCCCTTCTTTTTACAAAGGAGGATATGGCAGCAACATTTCCCAAAAATACATGTAGCACATGACTTTTGGGGTTGTCAAATTATTTTCATACCGTAAGACGACCGATGTACAGTACCCGCCGGGGCGATGATATGAGCCAATGCGATGATATGAGCAAATAGGAGCGGGGATGTCTATAAACGGCGCTGGCTACAATTGAATAACATAAGACGAGCTACCTATTAAGGTGTTTTTCAAGCCTGACGGGCAGGAATGAACAAACCTGCCGACAGTCCGATTCAAGGGCTTAGTAGAATTTAGCCGCAGAGAGTTCAAAAGATTTTCAGTTATTCGGAATTACCGAACATCTGATTTAAAATCTTAAAATAAAACCAATGAGGGGATAAACAGGCTGGTGTTATGGGTTTCCCGTTTGATAATAGCATCTAAGGACCCAAGAGCGTTACGGCTCGGAGTTTTTCCAAAGTAATGACCGACAGGGAAAGACCTGTTGCCTGCCCCATATTATAGAGTACGAAAGGGGGAGACCTTTGACACCCCGGAAAGACGGGGCTATATGTAGGGTATAGCTCAATAGCAGAGCCTCCTGCTGACGGGAGAGTGTTACGGAAAGAAAAATTAATCACTTTTCTTTTGACTGTAACATAGGGTGTGATTAGCCCGAGGTAAGGGTGCAAATCCCTTTGCCCTGCACATTTTAAAATCTTTACCCAGCTACCGAGTTTTTCTCGGTGGTTGCCATAAGGATTTTAGGAAAGGAGGAAAAATGAAGAAAATTATTTATACAGAGATAAACTGCGAATTAGACAATTATAAATCAAAGAAGGGAATAGGCTTGGTACATGAAAATATATGGTCTTCGTTTATTAAGGATACCTATTCATTCTTTATTTTGGTTTCAAGTTTTTGGATAAACGCCAATTTTATAGGCTCAAGAGCTTTAAGCGTTTGTCTAATGATAGTGTGGCTTCTTTGGACGTTAAAGCCAATGCCTAGAGAAGAATTGACATTGGATGAGTTTATAGAAAAAGCAAAAAGGATGTATAACAATAATTAATTTTTCAAATGGGCGTAGGCACTCTTGAAGTGTTCCCGTATCATAGAGGGCAGAGCCCTGAAAAGCCCTCTATAACCAAAGCAAGTAAATCTTTAACCGTGCTTTTCGTTTTTATATGTAGTTAAACTGATTAGATTTTCTTTTGCGGAAGGCACACTTAAAGCTTTATATCTAAATTACTTAAATCTATCCGCTCTTTTTTCTTTGCGGGGCACACCATAACAACATTTCGGCACACACCCCGTTTTTCTTAGATTCCATCAAATTTGACCTTGTCCCCGTTTATCGGGGATTTTCTTTAGAAAAATTATTAGAAAGGACCTATATATTATGAACAATGTTGTACCACTCAGCGATATATGCCCTGATATCAATGCGAATGTAAGTATTGATGCAAAAACAGTGCACAAAATAGTAGAAAATTCTAAAAACGATGTAGAACTCTTTCCAATTGCAAGACCCCGCCCAACAAGAGTTTGGGAAGTAAAAGAGATGATAAATAAGCTTTCTCTTTATCAAAAAAGCGCAACAGGGCAACTTGTAATCTGTTATGAAAAAGCTCTGGATGCTTTATGTGAAATTGATAAATTAGAATTTGAAAAAGAGCAAAGAGAGGCTAGAAATGCAAATAACCGGCTATAGATGGGGTTCAACAGAATTTTTCAACCATCTTGAAGATTACTACACAGAACCCCCTGAAGAATATGAGGATATTGACCCGATACGAGAAGCCGAATTGCAGGCCGAATATTATGAAGCAATGTTATGGGAGAAATGATGAACAAACAAAACCAACATACCCCTGATTGTACAGGCCTTGTAGATGATATTAAAAAATTAGGCCAATTACTGGAGGAAAGCAAAAAATATTATAGCCTTACCCCTGCACAAATGTTACAAGGGGATTTAAACAAAATTATAAGAAAGGTTTAAAAATGAAAAAAACTAATTAAATGGGCTTTATGGGGCTTATTTTTTCTATTTGCCTTATGGATTATAGGCTTTGGTTTGCCCAATTCCAGGCAAGAGTTTATTAATGAAACCAAAAAACTTTTAATCAAACAGTTAGGAGAAGAATAGATGCTAGACTTTATAGATTATAAAGAGGATATGGAAATATCGGAGCCTTGTATAATTCGCGGGATGCCAAATGAAATTTATCATAAAACGCCTGGCTTATCAAATAGCGGGCTAAAAACATTGATAGATTGTCCTGCAAAATATTATTATAAATATTTATCAGACGAATGCGAAAACAAAGAAAAACCATCGTATAAAATTGGAAAAGCTTGCCATATGTATCTGCTTGAAGGCAGAGAAGCTTTTGAAAAAGTTTACTGGCACAATCCATTTTCCGAATATACAAAGGATGATTTAATAAGCCATATTCAGGCAGTATATGGAGCAAGTGCTGATGTTAAAAAATGGCTGAAAGCGGATTTAATGGCCTATATTTTAGAAAAAGAAAATATAATACCCGCACAAATCCATTTAACAAAATCAGAATTAAATCAGGTGGTTACAATGGCAAAAGCTATCAGAAATCACACTCAGGCCAATAATGCACTATCCCAAGAAGGTGAAAGTGAATTAAGCCTGTTTTGGCAGGATGAAAAAACAGGTGTGTGGTTAAAATGCAGGCCCGATTTTCTGCCTTACGATTGCAAAAATGTTCCTGATTTTAAAACTGCAGATTCGGCTAATCCAAGAATATTTCCATCAAACTTTCTAAAATACGGCTATCATATACAATCTGCAATGTATAGAATGGGAATCAAGGCAGTTTGCGGGATTGATGTTGAAAATTTCTTCTTTCTTGTTCAAGAAAAAGAAGCTCCATATATTACTCAAATATACAACCCCGATATGATATACACCATTTGGGGCGAAAAAGCCGTATATAACGGAATAAATAAATTTTTGGAATGCAGAGATAACGACATATGGCCTGCATATTCAGACAAAATTATCGAAATGCGAATAGAACAGGCACCCGATGATTTAATCGGACTTTTTGATAAAGAAAATGCTGTTTGTTATTCTCCTGCATGGATTGATAAAGAATTACTAAAATATGAGGTTTGAGATATGAAAACACCTGAAGAAATAATGGAGGCTCTTCAAAAACCTTTTAGTCCTGATGAAATAGAATGGATGGTTAAAACGGTTTCAAAAGAAAAAATGAAGGGCTTAGCACTTCCTTACGTTTCAAATCGCGCCATTCAAAAAAGATTGGATGCAGTTGTCGGTATTAATAACTGGAAAAACGAATTTATCGAATGGAAAGATAAAGACCAGCTATGCGGAATTTCAATCCGTTTTAGCGGTGAATGGATTACAAAATATGACGGTGCCGCCGATACCAATATCGACGGCACAAAAGGTGGTATATCGGGCTCCATGAAACGTGCAGCCGTCCAATGGGGAATCGGGAGATATTTATATAATATCCCCGAAATATGGGCAGATGTTAAACAGGTTGGCGCAAAGGGATATAAAATCATTAAAAAGCCAGCACTGCCAAAAGAATTTTTGCCAGAGGGATACAAAAGAAATGCGACAAAATGGGAGGATGATATCCAAGAAGATGATTATCAACTTCCTGAAGCCGTACAAAAATGTTTGAATTCCTTTAAGGAAATAAATGTGTCTCAAGTAGAAATAGAAAATTATCTCCACCTTGAGGCAGATATGATAAGTGATGCGGAACTTAAGATATTAAGAAGCATTTATTTTCAAATTTTAAACAAAAAGAAGAAAAAAGAAGATTATTTTTTTCAAATCGATGAATCAAAAACACAAAGAAGTAATTCAACTTTAATACTTGAGCAAAAATTAAAAGGATAAAGGATATGGCAAGAAACAGAATGATAAAGGTCGAATTCTGGGCTGATGAAAAAGTCGCCAAATGCAATTTTATTGCAAGGTTACTTTTTATCGGCTCTTGGAATTTTGCTGATGATTCGGGCGTATGTAGAGCGAATAGCGCGTATTTGCGAAACAATATACTACCGTATGATTCTGTAAGTATTAAACAAATAGATGAAGCTTTATTGCAACTTGAGGAAAATGGTTTAATTTCTTTTGGAGAACACAAAGGGGAAAAATATTTTCTTATTAATAATTTTTTGAAACACCAAAAGATTAAAAATCCTTCGTCATTTAGGCACGTAACAGCCAGTTATAACGAAGTTTTTAAGGAAGACTACCCCCAGACTACCCCAGGGCTACCCCAGGGCTACCCCAGGAGGTACCCCCAAAAGAAAAAGAAAAAGAAAAAGAAAACGTAAACGTAAACGTAAATGCGCGCGATTATTTTTCCAAAAATCCAAAAAATGACGAACGAACGAACGCTTCTTCTCTTTCTCTTTCGCATGAAAACAATAACGACAGCGAATTTTTAAGGAAATTTAACGCTGAATTTGAAAGGCAAAAACAAAATGAAAAGCGAAATGACACGGGATAGCTTTATTACGTGGCTTTTTGAGAAATTTAATATTCCTGAAAGCCGTCAACTAAAGCTAAAATCAGATTATGAAAACGAATTGCCGCAAGATTGCGATTTTGCGCACTTGCAAAAAATTATTGAAACAAAATGGCGCACCCCAAATTCAATTCCCTTTCCTAAAACCCTGAAAAACTATGCTATATCTAAATCACGAACAAAAAGCGTACAAAAAACGTGGGAAGATGTTGACCCTATTGTTTTAAAAGCAAGGAAAGATAAAGCCTTCTTTAAAGCTCATTATGCTGAATGCCGAGCAGCAGCAAACATTGTTATGGATAAGGTTGAACAAATTTGGGGTAAACGCCCAGGGAGGAAACAATGTTCTTAACAGAAGAAGAAAAACAAAAGCTCAAAAAGCTTAATCAGCGTGAGCGTATTCTCTATTGCCTTGAAAAATTCGGCAAAGTTACCGTTAATGATTGTTTTTATGCCCTAGGTATTGCCGCAGCACCCAGAAGGATTAAGGATTTGAGGGACAAAGAAAATATCCCGATTGAAAGTATCCCAAAGAAAGGCAAAGACCGCTGGGGACAAGATACAAACTATGTTGAATATACGCTTGATACCGATGAATACACGGATTTTAAATATTTTGGAGGGAAATATGCTTAATAAAAACGCAGGGCATGAAGCTCCACAAGCGGTTTTAGAACAAATTTGCAAAAATTGCGTAAACTCGGAAGCTACAATGTTCCCGGATTTAATCCGTTGCAAACGTGATAAATCAAGTGTTACAAGACGTGCGGATGGAAACTGCATATTTTTTAAAGAAAAGGAGAGAAATAAATGAAATTAATTGATTATCTGAACAAAATTGGCAGTGATTACACCTTAGAGGATAATAACCTTACTGTTGGTGGAGATTTATGGCTCGAAGGCACAAATATAAGTTCATTACCTGATAACCTTACTGTTGGTGGAGATTTAGACCTCGAAGGCACAAATATAAGTTCATTACCTGATAACCTTACTGTTGGTGGAGGTTTATGGCTCGAAGGCACAAATATAAGTTCATTACCTGATAACCTTACTGTTGGTGGAGATTTAGACCTCGAAGGCA